AGAGTGAACGCACTACTGCTGAAGAAATTCGAGCCACCCAACAGGAACTCAACGAACAGCTTGGGGGAATCTATGGGAATCTGACAGCCGAACTACTTCGTCCCTACCTCCAACGTAAGCTATTCACTCTTCAACGTTCGGGTGATCTGCCTAAGCTGCCCAAGGGGGTTGTCTATCCAACCGTCATTGCGGGCATCGAAGGCATTGGCCGTGGTCAAGATCGTGAAAGTCTCATGATGTTCTTGAGCACAATCAGCCAATCCATGGGTCCAGAAATGATGATGACGTTTATCAATCCAGAGGAAGCAATCAAGCGATTGGCTGCTGCTCAAGGCATTGATACGCTGAAACTGGTGAAGACCCAAGAAGAACGCAACGTTGAGAAATCACAGATGGCCGCCCAGAGTGCTCAAGCATCTCTCATTGGCCAAGCAGGTAATCTTGCCAAGGCTCCACTTCTGGATCCTTCCAAGAATCCTCAAGCAATTGAATCCCTAAGTAATGTCGCTTCCAACTTCTCGCAACTCGGCCAAGGGCAAACCCCCGGAGGATCTCCAGCAAGAGTCAGTCAGTGAGGAATCTTCTTCCACTGAATTGACCCCGCGTCATAAGACTGCTGGAACATCTTCTGTCAGTGCTGATACTGTCAGTTCCAATCTGATTGGTTCTCGACCCCGCATTATCGTTCCTGGCCTCGGCAAAGTTACCCTCGTCATCCACTAATCATTATGCCTGAACTCACATTTGATGCAACCGATCCGGCTGAAACTGCTGCTCGTGAAGTAGAGGAGGCCCGCCTCCTTGAACTTGGCAGCCGCCTTCAGGACGAAGAGGAAGCAATTCAAAGCGAGACTTACGACAAAGCCCGTAAGGATTCGGAGGCAGAGCTTAACTACGCTGGCAAATTCAAGTCAGCAGAAGATCTGGAAAAGGCTTATCTGGAACTTCAGAAAAAGTTGGGCCAGAAAGACGACACCACTGAAGGCGAATCCGACAATGAGGATGAAGCTGAATCTACGGAAGAGGCTCCTCAGGATGTGCTGGCTGTAGAAAAAGATGTCCTTCTCAAGGCATCCGAAGAATACTACAGCAACGACAATCAGATCAAGCCTGAGACGCTTCAGAAGCTCAAGGAGCTGCCCTCCGAAAAACTTATCGAGGCATACCTGGAACTTCAAAAGAATGCTCCTCTTGCCGCTGGTAAGCCCCTCTCAGACGCAGAGGCAGCTGACATTGTTAAGTCAGTTGGTGGGGAAAACTCCTACAAAGAAACCCTTTCATGGGCTGCGGAGAACCTGACTCCTGCTGAGGTGGCTGCGTATGATAACGTAGTCAACACTGGCAACAAGGATGCCATCTTCTTTGCTGTTCAGGCTCTCAACCAGCGGTACAAGGATGCTGTTGGGTTTGAAGGCAAGACGGTTTCAGGTAAGTCCGTTAAACAACAATCCGTCCAGGGCTTCCGATCTCAAGCAGAGTTGGCCCGCGCCATCTCTGATCCACGCTATCGGAATGATCCAGCTTATCGGATTGACATTGAGAACAAACTGGCTGCAAGCGGCGATCTGATCTAACAGATTGTGGGGACTGCAATGTCCCCCTGCCTATTGAGGATGGGATAACCTCGTAAAAAACCCAGTTCGAACTGGAGTATTGGCCCGATGCGTCGGATAACCAATACAACGGACGTATTACCCAAAAACCGAATACATTCAATGCGCGCAAACTCTATTGAATGGGCTGCTGGGCTTTTCGAAGGTGAAGGCTCCATAGTTTTCTGCAATACTAGCGGATACACTTTTCCACGTCTTAGTTTGAAGATGTGCGATAAAGATGTAGTCCAAAAATTTGGGGAAGTTGTAGGTATTCAAAGAATGAATGGACCCTACATAACAACTCAGATGAAAAGCAATAAACATTGGAGGCCAGCTTATGAATGGCACACAGCCAAAAAGGCGGAAGTAGTAAGGATCCTAAATCTATTTCTGCCGTATCTAGGTGATAGACGAGCTTACAAAGCTTTGAATGCCCTAGATTTAATTGACGGCATTTAACTTTTTAGAACAATGACTGCAACGATTACGCAACTTGGCCAGGTTAACAAGGCTGGCGACAAGAAGGCTCTCTTTCTGAAGCTCTTTACGGGCGAAGTTTACGAAGCTTTCCGCAACAACACGATCGCAAAAGGCCTGGTGATGAACCGGACCCTGCGTGGTGGCAAGGAAGCCCAGTTCATCCACACCGGTCGTATCCAGGCTGGCTACTACACCCCTGGCACCGCGATCCTTGGTAGCGGCAACCCTCCGGCTGCTGAGACCACCATCGCAATGGACGACCTGCTGGTTGCCTCTGCGTTCGTTGATAACCTCGACGAGACCCTGGCCCAGTATGACATCCGTGGCCCCATCGCCCGTCAGATCGGTCAGAGCCTGGCTGAATTCTATGATCGCCGCATCTTCCGCGTTCTGGATCGTGCCTCCGGCCTGACTGCTGCTGTGAGCGGCGAGCCTGGTGGCTTCCGTATCAACCTCGGTGCCAACAAGGAGTATGATGCTCAGGCCCTCGTGGATGGTTTCTTCGAAGCCGCCGCTCGCCTGGATGAAATCGCTGCTCCTAAGGATGGTCGTGTTGCCGTGCTGGCCCCTCGCCAGTACTACGCACTGATCAGCCAGGTGGACACCAACATCCTCAACCGTGAGTATGGTGCCTCTGGTGGCAGCCTGAACAGCGGCGAAGGTCTCTACGAGATCGCTGGCATCAAGATCTACAAGTCGAACAACATCCCCTTCCTGGGCAAGTATGGTTCGGCTGCTGGTACCGCTATCGATGCTGCCGCCGTTACCGGCGAGAACAACAACTACGGTATCGCTACCGACTTCACCAACGCCTGCGGCCTGATCTTCCATCGGGATGCTGCTGGTGTGGTGGAGGCCATTGGCCCCTCCGTGCAGACCACCGGTGCTGACACCAAGGTGATCTATCAGGGCGATGTGATCGTGGGCCGCCTGGCCTATGGCGCTGGTCCTGTGCGCGTCTCCTGTGCTGGTGCCTTCCGCAACGTGGCCTGATCCTAGCCAAAATTAGGTTTAATAAGGGGTTAGCCTATTAAAGGTTAGCCCCTCTTTTTTTAATGTCCTGTCCGATAACATGACGACTCAACTCCAAGCAATTAACCAAATGCTGAATGGCATCGGGCAGGCACCAGTGGTCAGCCTTGATGTGGCTAACCCTGAACTAGCTCTTGCGCTGGCTATTCTTGACGCTGTAAGCCGAGAAGTTCAAGGCGAGGGCTGGCACTTTAACACCGAAATTAACTATCCGTTCACTGCGGATACAAACGGGGAAATCGCAATCCCTCAAGATGTACTGTCCTTGACGGATAACAAGACAGCTAACTCTCAGAAATACCAGACGGTATTGCGGGGTGGGAAGCTTTATGATAAGCTGGCCCATACCTATGAGTTTGTTCCTGGAGAGACCATCAACTGCGATGTGGTTTGGCTCTTTGACTTTGAAGACCTCCCTCAACCATTCAAGGACTACATCACGCAACGAGCCACCAGAGTATTCGCTGGACGAGCGCTTGGTTCTCAGGAGATGGTGACCTTCAATGCACAGGATGAGACCATCCTCAGATCCAACTGTCTGGCCTACGATACCAGCACCTCCGAAGTTAATATCTTTGGTCTGGAAAGTGGTCAGAATTTCTACGTCTCATACACTCCGTTCCGTACTATTGCACGCTAATGGCTGCCGTTTCTCAGAAAATACCAAACTTGATTGGTGGGGTATCGCAGCAGCCTGATGCTTTCAAGGCAGCAAATCAGCTGCGAAAATGCACAAACTACTATCCAGATCCTACCTTTGGTCTGGCTAAGCGTCCGGGTCTTCGGGGCATTCGTAAGCTTGATAATGCTGTCTCTGATGGCACTTGGTTTCCTATCTTCCGAGACGACGAAGAGAAGTACCTCATTGAGTTTACCAAGCAAGGTGTTCTGAGAATCTGGGACGCAAACAGTGGCATTCAACAGACAGTAAATACTCCAGCAGGATCGGCCACCACATACGCAACACATACCGATTCTTCAGATCTGGCCATCCTTCAGATCAACGACTACAACTTTGTATTGAACAGAACGGTTGTCGTGTTGGAGGATGCGGCAGATGTGAGCGCAGCAGTTACCCCCTATGGGTTTGTGGTGCTCAACAGTGTGGCATACGACACGAGCTACGAAGTTAAGATTGCTGGTACATCGTTTACCTACAATACCCCCACAACTTCTGGTTCTTCTCTCAGTGCCTCAACGATCATCAACGCTCTGGTCTCTGCCATCAATGCTAACCCATTGTTTGTGGCAACCGGAGTGGGCAACAGCATCCATGTTCGAAGGGCCAACAATGCTGACTTCTCTCTGGAAGCAAAGGGTGGCACAGCAGGCAATGCCATTCAGGCATACAAAGGGACTGTCAGTGTTGTTGGTGAGTTGCCGAGGCAATTCCTTAATGGATCAATTATCAAAGTTCTCGCCTCAGAGAATTCAACTGGCGATGATTACTATGTGAAGTTCATCACCAGCGATGGAAGCTCAAGCGGCACAGGTGTCTGGGAGGAAACGATTGGTCCTGGGGTGGTGAAGTCTTTTGATGAAGCCACCATGCCCCATGTAATTATTCGTGAGGCAAACGGCACATTCACCTTCCGTAAACTTGACGAGGCATCAGCACTTGCCACCCCACCTACTGCAACAGTAACGGGTGTTCCTTCTGCTGTTAGTATCCTCACTTCTGGGAACGGCAGGTATGCTGTTGGACAAAGCTTTCCAGTTTATGGTGGGACTGGTATCAACCTCCGTCTTAAAGTAACTTCGACATCCACTACCGGTGCCATCACTGGCATTAAGATCAGCCGGTCAGGTAGAGCATACACTGCCCTGGATGTTGTTACCAGTGCTGAGGGTGATACATTCCGGGTAGATACCGTCACTTCGGTAACTCAATCCGTAGATGGCATTGCATCCCAGTTCTGGCAGCCACGAGTTGTTGGAGACGCAGAAACCAACCTCATGCCCACATTTGTTGGGACAAACATTCATGGCATTTCATTTTTCAAGAATCGACTGATCTTGATGTCCAATGAAAATGTCATCTGCTCACGGGCTGGGGACTACTTCAACTTCTTTGCAAGCACGGTCATCACCATCGTTGATAGCGATCCGATTGATCTCAGTTGCGGTTCGTTGAAGCCAATTGAATTGCGTCATGCGGTTCAAATTCCTCGGGGATTGGCCCTGTTTGCCGACAATGCTCAATACATCCTGGAGACCTCAACAGAGGCATTCTCTGCTGCTACGGCTGAGATTAACTTGGTTAGTAGCTTCAGCCAGTCGCCCCGCATTTCGCCTATCGACACTGGTTCTAGTATTGTTTTCGTAGAACAAAACGATACATCCACCGGTGCGTTTGAAATGGTGATTGGTGGCCCAGGTGAGAAGCCTGCGGTTACCGAACTTACACGCGGCATTCCATCCTACATCCCCTCGGACATTCGTGATCTGAGGGTTACCACTTCTGCCAATACGTTCACCGCACTAAGCAATCGTGAACCCAAGTCCTTGTACCTCTTCCGCTTCTTTGAGGATGGAACCAAGCGACTGATGGCATCCTGGTTCAAGTGGGAAATGGCAGGCACCATCGCAATGGTGGAGTTTGAACATGATACAATGTTTGTGGTTACACAGCAGGGTAGTAATCATGTACTCAGCAAGCTCAATCTATTGACGGATACTCCTGGTGGTGCGGTGCTCTTTGAGGACAAGTACATCGATCTGCGCCTTGATCTTTTCGATTACAATCCCACCAAGGTTTACTTTGCTGGAACAGACGAGACCCATATCTGCTTTAAGGATGGATTCAATGATTCCACCCTTCAGCCTGTTCTGGTATCCTTGGATCCGTTGGAGCCTGGTGTTGTTCTTGAGCTTCCTCTGGAGACAGATCTGGCACAGCCTGTTGGTCAACGGTACTTTGTGACGGTTGAGGAAAATCAAACAACCAAGAAATTCGCTCTTGGGTACAAGTATGAAGCCTCCGCTATTCTGCCTGCCTTCTACTTCTTGGTGAGTGAGGGACGAAAGGATACACTCAACATCCCCACAATCAACCGACTATCAATCGATAGCTATGATTCTGGTCCGTACATCGTTAAGGTGCGGGCAGATGGTAGAG